CCGTACTTGTTGAGCATCCCTCTGAATGCACGGTGGTTCTTGGTGGCTACACCACGATTGACAACGAGGTGCGTGATAGCACCCTTGTATTTATCCAGCTCATCAAGCTGCCCGAACTTTACCATATAGCCCCGAAGCATCAGGTCTTCGTATGGTACTTGGAGTCGGTGGTAAAATACACCACCCAGTTTGCCTGCTACAAAAATCATCGTACTGAATATCTCCCGAAGTTGGGATTGTTTTTCTTGCTAAAGATAGCGTATCTCGCTGCATCTATAGCGTGGTTAAAAGCATCAATGGGTTTGTTCAGCAGGTTGCCGTTCTTGTCCTCTGTCCACTTGTAGTTACGCAGCTCCTTTTCAAGGTTCTTGCTGCGTGGTGTGATGAATAGGTTGTAGCGTTTCATTATATCAATGCCAGCGTTTACGCTATCGTTACCCTTTGCGGTGGGCTTTACGTTGAAGCCCCTGCGGTATAGCTCCTCAATGGACTTGGGTTCTGCGCTATCGGCATACACCTCACTCCTTCGGTCTACACCCAGCGAGGTAAGCACGTTGGCGATGTCATTGTTCGTTAGCCCTGTCTGGTAGAGTAGCTCATCAAGGTACAGGCATCCATCTGCTTCGTATACGGCCACGAGTGCGGTAGGGTCATTCGTGTAACCGAAGTCCATCCCCATAGACAAGAGCCTTGCGTTGGTGGGTACGTCTGTTGCTCCGAACTGGAAGATGGTAGCACGGCTCATACCACGCTCACCCAAGCCATAGATACGCCAGTAGTCCTCATCCGTTTCCTTCAGGCGTTCAATCTCTGCCTTTACTGCTGAATCAAGGAACGGGTTGTCAAGATAGGTGGTTTGGTAAAAGTCGCAGTCATCACGAGTTACCACCTTATCGTAAATCCAATGGAACGCATCTGATGGGTTGTAGTCAATCCATATCTTGCCTGTGGTACGAACCAAGAGCTGGAAGAAGTCCTCCCAAGAAAGCTCGTTGGCCTCGTTGCAGAATAGGTAGTCACGTCTTGCTCCACGCTTCTTCTGCGGCTGGTCAAGCGAAATGAACTCAAACAGATTGCCGTTGAGCGTGTAGGTGTAGTCGCTCTTATTATGGCGTGCCTCATCGTACAACTCCATATTTCGGAGTATCTCAAAGAAGTCACGGTATGCAGTCATCTTGAGCGATGGGAGCGACTTACGCACAATGGAAAAGACCTTCCCCTTCTCTTGCATTGCGATGACAATAAGCATCTGCAAGATGGAGTAGGTCTTACCAGAACGAGAGCCCCCTTGATTGACTACAATCCGTGTGGGTGCGGTGTAGTTTCTTTCAAAGAGTTCACTTGTCTTGACTTGGAGTACGGACAATCTCTACTTTGATTTGGGTGAGTTCATCTGCTGCTTCGTGGGAGTTCTCCACCCGTGCAAGTTTGGGTGTCGTGTACTCCGCCATCTTGTTCAGCAGGTCAAGTGCGCCCTTCGGGTCATCAGCAGCTACCTGCGTGAGCCATAAGGTCATATTCTCAAGGTTGGCTTCAATGAGATTCTGGAACGCCTCACGAATCTTGTTGGTCGTTTTGTTTGGTACGCCTGCTGGTCTACCCGATGGGTTGAGGCTTGGGCCTCCCTTTACGAGGTTGGGGTTTCCTTTTGGCATTTTGGTTTTATTTGGTTCTATTCTAAATAACCCTCTTTGATAGGTGGTGGTTGTGTACTGCCTTGAGCATCTCCTTGTGCTGCTTTAGGTCACCGAATGCGTTATGGCAAGCTCGGCATAGCCCCATTAGGTTTTCTATGGTGTCCGCCTCTTTGCTCCCTCCCATACCACGTGCCTCTATGTGGTGGATGTCTACGGCCTGTGCTTGACATACCTCGCAAGGAATCCAGTCAGTCGTGTCATATCCCATTCCTTTGAGGTAGACTTTGGTATGGTTCTTCATCGCAGAGCGTTGTAGTAGCAAAGGTACGCCTCTACGCAGATAAGATTGGTTAGCCTTGTTGCTGCCTGTGCGAACATACCATCGGCCTCGTAGATGTTTTCAAAGCGTAGTTTGTTGGTCTTTGTAGGTCGGAACATAAACGATGCGGTGTCTATGTTTCCGATTCTTGGTTGGTCGGTAGGGCGTAGCCTTCCCTCTTGCCCCCAAGTGACTATGCCAGCATCCAGATGCAGGAGCGATTCAAGCTGCTGGATGAACTTCGGGTGTAGGATGTTGTCATCATCCAAGAAGTATACCCAGTCATTTTCGGTGAACTGGTCTTGGTATAGGTCAAGGAACTCATTGCGTAGTGGGTTACCCCAATGTCCTGTTCGGGTTGAATAGTGGGTTACGCTTGCACCGCTTGGTGCTTTGTGGTCGGTAGAGGCATCCATCATCACCACCCAAGTAAGGGCGGAGGGTATTGACTTGCGAATCTGTGCGAGGTTCTCTGGGCGTGAACAAGGCGTGACAATGTAGAGCATCATTCGTAGTGTTCTCCTGTGTTGCCGTTCTGCCCGATGATGTCCATACGTTTGTTCATTTCTTCTTCGTTACGCTCCCACTCACGCTTGGCGTAGCGTTCAAGATACTTCACCCACATACGAGCTGCGACTGCTTGGCGTTGGGGTTTGAATGGATAGATGCTGCGTAGGCGAGCCATTGCTATCCGAACAAATTGCTCTCTCATTTCTCGTTGGTGTTAAAGAAAAAGACTCCGTTAATCAGGGCGGTTGCATTCCGCTTGCTGAATCCTAATGCGCCATAAGCGGGCGGAGTTCTCATTTCTATTAGGCGTATGTTTCGTTGTAGAATTCCTTTGCAGTCATACTTGAAACAACGTGACATTCACGAGCATCAGTATGAATATCCTCAATCATTGATTTCTCTTTCTTGAGGTAAACATCTTTGATTGCCAAGTAAATGCGACCAAGCTCATTTCTAACTGACACATCGGTTGACTCATCATACTGCGCCTTCACCTCTTTGAGGAGTTGTTGCATTGGAGTTTGCAGCTTCACTTCATTTTCAAAAATAATCTTCTTCATCTCTCTAAAATTTAATTGGTTTTGTTTGCCCTCATTTAACCGCATTAGGCTTCTCGGTTTTTTAAAGCTCCCCGAAGATGGTGTACGAGTCCAAGTCCTCACCCAAGATGAAGAACTGCTTGTACAGTTGGATTGCCTCAAGCGTTTTTCTTTCGCCTTCTGCTACAAACTCGGGAGTGATGGAGTAGATACCCACATCCAAGCTCGCCTTGTCAATAGCGATGAAGTAGAACTTGTCAATCGGCACACCGAACAATCGGGTGTAGATGAACGCCTGTACATCGTAGCCGTACTTCTTTGCCGAGTAAGGGAACGCTCGTAGGTCGGTTGTTGTTTTTAAATCAGCCAAGAAGCCATCAGCGATGATGTCTGCCTTTGCTCGGAAGGGAATGCCCTCTATCAATCCGATTGCTGGTTGCTCAAACTCGCAGCCTTGAATCATTGACAAAAAGTATTCGTTGCGCAGTAGGGCATCAGCAATGCGCTGCGCTTCATCCATCTCCTTACGGGTGCAGATGTTGCGTTGGCCTTTTGCTTCTTGCCACGCCTTTGCGTTCTTGCTTTGCACCTCAATCACGTTGTACTCCTCCACACGATGCGGCTCAAGAGCCATCAGGTGAACGAGCCTACCTACCGAGAAAGCATCGGAATCCTCGCTGCCGTACTTGGTGACGTAGTGGTAGGTCTTTGGTGAGGTTAATAATAATTTACAAGCTGAAGATGACAAGGCATTCTTTGAGAGGTTGCCGTAGTAGAAGTCATCATCGTGCATCTTGGATTTGATGGTTTCTAAATCCCAAGTGCTGCCATCAAGTAGTTCAATGATTTTCATTTGATTGGTTTTGTTAAAGATAGTAAATTATTCGTAACGCTGCAACCAAAATTCTTCTTCGGTCTTGGCACTATCGTATTGCACCTTGCCCGTGAAGTAGGCCGATTGTATGTGCATCTTCTCAATGTGAAGGTAGGATTCCTTTGTGGCATCGCTGAATTCGGGATGGTTCTCAAAGAACACGGTGAATGGTGTTTTCATTTTAGTATTCATCTGCTGCTACGGACGTTGCCCAATTAATCCACTTGTAGTACAACTGCATATCCATCTTGGTAGGTGGGTTGCTGATGTGTGAGGTCGGATAGCTCGTAGTGTTGGTGTAGCCATCCTCGTTGTAGGATTCCTCCTTGTACTCAATTTGCATCTCGTATTTCTCCATCTCAATAACGGATTCGTATCCAAGCCATTCAGCAAGATATTCTTTATCGGTTCCTGCTTCTACGGCATCCCAATAAGCCTGTGGCATCTCGTGAGAGTCCTCAAGCCACATCTGAAGGTCATCAATTTCAAATAGCATTACAGTCCAGCAATTAGTTCAACAATAGCCATTGACCCCATAAGGCCGCCAATGATAACGATAGAGGCAATGAGCTTCGCAAAGAAGACCTTGACTTGGTGTGCTGATATTTGTTTCATTTTGATTGGTTTTTAGAAGTTCAAATCGTAGATGGCATCCATAGCCTCTTGCTTGGTGTACCAAAGTTGGTCAGTTTGCTCTGCGATATTTACATCGTTAGACCAAACGTACCACTTCAAACAACCCTCTACTTCAGCGCCTAAATGCTGAACAAAGAAGTCAACTCCGTTGAAGTTGATGTTGTATGTCTTGCGATTTTTCATTCTGATTGGTTTTAAATGATACCCAAATGTATGCAGGTTAATTGAACCCACAATAGGCGATTCCTAAAAATCAAGCATTTGCACCAAAATGAATA